CCATTGCATTTCTCAAAGTGCATGTGCCATTGATGACAAAAGATATGGATGAGCTTAGTTCTATTGTGCTTGAAAAAGTAGATATGCCGAAGTCTAAACAAGGCAATATGCAAGACATTATTAAGCAAGAATATGAGAAACTAGTAGAGCAAGAGGGTGACGAATATGTGTCCAGAAGCAAGCTAAAAGCAAATGTTGCAATTGAGTCGGGTAAGTCAGCTAGAACAGTTGATCGGGACATAAAGGCAATGATCGATGTCCAAGATTTTACTATTGAAAAGAATACGTTAGCAAAAGCTTGGACAAGTTAGGACACAGTTTGGACAAGACTTGTCCTAAATTAGCATACTTTGGACAGACAGGACAAACCCTAAGGGTTGTCCAAATGTCCAAGCAGGGGAAGTGTCCGTGACTTTGGAAGATAAATTGAAGAATATTTTAACGCTTGATGAGTTGGAAGGATTTGCTAATCGCAGATCTGTGTTGAAGGTTGATCTGCCTAAATGGACTGATGAAGAAAAGCGTTTAATCTTGGTGAGAAAGTATGAGCTGCAGCAGGGAAAGATATATTGAGTAATTACTCTTTACATATACTATATGATGCTGTAATAATGTGTGAGGTACATGCTGCTCCATATACCTCCTCCCAGAGTGATCCTCCCGAGATCGCCCACCTTACCCCTGCCTTTTAAAGGTGGGGGTTTTTTCTTTCATGCATCGTGTTAATTTATAAAGTGGAGGCTTTACAATGGTGATGGATTTTAAATTCAAGTCGAATGCTTCAGTTGTGAATGCTAAGATGTCGAATATGGTGGCTAAGCAAATGCCATTTGCAATTTCATTGGCGCTTAACAATACTGCTAAAACCATGATTGCCAAGAATAAGCAGGACATGAACAAGATATTTAGTAGACCTGTAGCATTTACTCGCAATGCATTCTTTTACAAACCTGCACGCAAAGGTGATACATCAGTCATGCTTCGCAGGAAGGATATGCAACGAGGTAAACATTACCTTGAAGTGCAAGAGGATGGCGGAGCTAGACCACAGACAGGGATAGAGAAAGCATTTCAATACAGATTGCCATATGCTGGCGTGTTTAAGCATATGACGCCAACGAGTAACTTTCCACGCATCAAGTCAGGGGTTATCTCACCTGGTGAGCGCAATAAGATTATGGCTGCTATGCAAGTGCAGCAAGATCCGGCAGCTAATAGCCCGAAACGTGGCAGGACTAAGCGTGGCAAAGACGTATACTTTGCTCCTAAATCTTTTGGTCGCAAAGCTGGTATATACAAAAGAAAACAGGGATCAAGAAGTATTCAGAAAATGTTTAACTTCATTGATCGCAACATAACATACAGGCCAAGGCTTAGGTTTGATGACCGCATGGCAATGTATGGTCGTACAATATATCCGAAGCGTCTGCAGTCAGCTATGAAGAGGGCGCTGGCAACAGCTAAAATAAGGTAATGGTTCCTTCTGGCACATGCCCCATGTGGGTAATTCGTGCCGCAATTTTTCTTTAGGAATAGAATTCATATAAAGGTTAGTCTTCATGAGCGGTATTCAAGATGTTGCATTACACTTAGAAATGTCACCTCCTAATGTGCAGAAGTTAATTAAGGAAGGTGTCATTACAAAACAGGAGCGTGGCCAGTATGATTTAAAAGCAGTTCGCAAAGAATATATTATCCATATGCGGAATGCAGCAGGCACGCAAAACAATCTTGACCTTGCAAAAGAACGAGCTCGTCTAGCAAAAGAGCAGGCTGATGCAAAGGAAATGGAAAACGCTATTGAGCGTGGTGATCTTGTTTACATAAGCGAAATAGTTGAGCAGTTTTCTGAGCAGCTTAGAAAGTGCAAGACAAAACTTTGGGCTGCACCAAGTAAAGTAGCTGCAGAAGCTCATGCGGCCGCCAGTGTAAGTGAAGTGCAGGAAATAATAGAAGCAGCAATAAAAGAAGCAACAGATGAACTTATCGGCTACAGAGCTAAGGGCTCAGAAGAAGAAGCTGCGTAACGCATTAGAAAAAGCCTTACGTGAGACTATGAAGCCTCCACCAAAGCTAACTATTAGCGAGTGGGCTGACCAATATCGTCAGTTATCTAGCGAAAGTTCTGCAGAAGCTGGTAGATGGTCAACATCCAGGGCAGAATATCAGCGTGGCATGATGGATGCTGTTTCTGATAAATCTATTGAGACTGTTGTTTTGATGACTGCAGCCCAAATAGGTAAAACTGAGCTTGTCAATAATGTTGTTGGCTTTCATATCGCTCAAGATCCAGCTCCCTTGCTTGTGGTGCAGCCCACATTAGAGATGGCACAGACTTGGTCGAAGGATAGGTTAGCTCCTGCTATCAGGGACACGCCAGCTTTAAGTGAGAAGATTAAAAATCCTCGTTCTCGCGATAGTGGTAACACAACCCTTCATAAAGTTTTTCCTGGTGGTCACGTTACAGCATGCGGTGCAAATTCACCATCTTCACTAGCGTCGAGGCCTTGTAGAGTTATTCTCTGCGATGAGGTAGATCGTTATCCTATATCAGCGGGAACTGAAGGTGATCCTGTAGCATTGGCGAAAAAGCGTTCTGCCACATTTTGGAATAGAAAGCTTATTTTGGTAAGCACTCCAACAGATAAAGGTTCTTCACGTATTGAGGCTGCATATGCAGAAAGCGACCAGCGAAAATACTTTGTTCCATGTCCTGATTGCAATGAAAGTCAAGTGTTACAATGGGCAAATGTAAGGTGGAAGGATAACGATCCAAACACTGTTGAATATATTTGCGAGCATTGTGGCAGCTGTTGGGGAGATGCAAAGCGGTTCCAGGCAATAAGATATGGCAAATGGGAAGCTACTGCTACAGGAGATGGCAAAACTGCTGGTTTTCACTTATCTGCACTTTATTCGCCCTGGACTGCATTGGCTGATGTAGTAAGAGATTTCTTATCTGCTAAGAAGGATCCAATGCGATTAAAAGCATGGATCAACACCACACTAGGTGAAACATATGAAGAAGATGGCGAAAGAATTGATGAATATGATCTTTTTGATAGAAAAGAAGATTATGGGCACATGCTACCTGAGAAGGCTGTGGTTTTGGTGGCTGGTGTGGACGTCCAAGATGATCGTTTGGCGTGTGAGATTGTTGCATATGGATCAGGAGAAGAAAGTTGGTCGCTATATTATGAGGAAATATATGGCGATCCTTCGGGTAGTGAGATCTGGCAAGACTTAGACTTTGTATTATCTCAAACATTTGAACATCCAAAACATGGCGACATGATTATCAGGTCAACTTGCATCGATAGTGGTGGCCATTATACGCAGCAAGTGTACAACTATGTGAAGCATAGAAGTGGTAAGCGCATATATGCAATTAAAGGCATGGGTGGAGAGGGTAAACCTATTATTGGGCGACCAAGCAAAAACAATATAGGTAAAATAAATCTTTTCCCTGTTGGCACAGATACAGCAAAAGAGCTTTTATTTGCTAGATTAAAAATAACTCAAACGGGTCCAGGTTACTGTCACTTCCCGCTAGATCGGGGTGAAGAGTATTTTCGTATGCTTACAGCCGAGAAGAAGGTAATACGTTATTTCAAAGGCCGTGCTAGACGCGAGTGGGTAAAGACACGGCAGCGCAATGAGGCACTTGATTGTAGGGTCTATGCTATGGCCGCATTACAGGTTATGGGAATAAATATAGAGGCGGTTGAAAAGCGGCAGCAAAACAAGGTACAATCCGAAAAACCTCAGCAATATAGGCGTCCAGCATTGCCGCGCCGCAATTCGTTCGTCCACGGTTATAGGTGACAGATGGCAAATTTATTTGACGCAGCAAATGCTCCAACAAGTGAGCCAAGTAATTTTGTTGTTGGTGATTTCGTTCAATGGAAGCGGACGGATCTAAGTGATGACTATCCTAATAGTGCATATACAGCAACTTATGTCTCACGGGACGCTGGTGGTGGATCTCATGAGTTTAGTGTAACAGGTACAGCAAGTGGTGATGATTTCCTATTTACGATATTAGGTTCTGCATCTGACGATTTTAGTGCTGGTCATCATAAGTGGCAACTTGAAATTGTTAGAAATAGCGATAACGAGCGCATTGTTGTTGAAACAGGGCATTGGGATATTAACGTTGACATGGACGTTAATGGAGTTGATCCACGTTCATTTGCTCAGACTATGGTTGATAAAATTGAAACCATATTAAAAGGTAAGGCTGATAGTGACGTTGGAAGTTATTCCATAGCTGGAAGATCTTTAACTAAAATGACTTTTGCTGAGCTTGAAGAAGCTAGAGACCGATATATGGGCATATATAAGCGAGAGCAATCTGAAGAAGCTGTGAAAAAGGGCAAGCCAAGCCCAAACACGATTAAAGTGAGGTTTAGCTGATGGGCTTAATGGATTTTTTTAGCCGCTCAAAGAAAAAGCCGCAGCGTCGCAATTATCAAGCAGCTTCGAAAGGGCGGCTTTTCGCTGATTTCCACGCATCAAACCGTAGCGCCGACAGTGAAATACGTTGGGCATTGCGTGATTTACGCAACCGCAGCCGTGATTTAGAGCGCAATAACGAGTATTTTCGGCGTTATTTGCAGCTTTTGCGGGTAAATGTTGTCGGAGAGAATGGCTTTAACCTACAGATCAGAGGCAGAAACCCAGATAATTCGCTAGATCGCGCTGGAAATAACATAATTGAGGGCGCTTGGCGTGATTTTTCTCGTTATGGAGGACCAACAATAGATGGTTGCCTTTCAATGGTTGATTTGTGCAATCATATAATATCAAGCGTTGCTCGTGATGGCGAGGTATTCTTAAAAGTTGTTAAAGGTAATTACTTGCGCTATGGTATTGCTCTTCAACTTATTGAACCTGATTTAGTAGACGAAGAGAAGAACGAACTTGCTGCGAATGGCAATCAGGTGCGCATGGGCGTTGAGCTTGATAGCAAAACAAAGCGGCCGATTGCATATTATGTGCTGAATTACCATAAAGGCGACTATGATTATATGACGCCAGCTGCAGAGCGTAAATATACACGCGTTCTTGCTGATGAGATGATGCATATTTATCGCCCTGAGCGTGCAGATCAAACTAGAGGTGTACCTTGGTCAGTTGCTGCTATTGCATCATTGAAGATGCTACATGGTTACCGTGAGGCTGAACTTATTGCTGCTAGAACTGGAGCTGCAAAAATGGGCTTCTTCACAAGCCCTGCAGGAGACGGATTTACAGCTGATGGATTTGATGATGCTGAGCAGACGGTACCAATTTATGATGCAGAGGCTGGCACATTCCATCAACTCCCTGCTGGAGTTGACTTTACGCCATTTGATCCAACGCACCCAACATCTGCATTTGCTGACTTTGAAAAGGCAGTGTTGCGCGGTATAGCTGGCGGCTTAGGTGTAAGCTACACGTCACTAGCGAATGACCTTGAAGGCACAAGCTACTCATCCATACGACAGGGAGCTTTAGAGGAGCGTGATTTTTATCGCACTTTGCATAGATTTGTTATAGATCACTTCCTGGATCCATTTTATCGCGTTTGGCTTGAGCATGTTATGGATCATGGATTTATACCTATCTCTGGAGATAACAAGGTTATGAAGTTCAGTCAGGATGTTACTTGGCGTGGTAGGGGTTTTCAGTGGGTTGATCCGCTAAAAGAAATGAATGCTGCTGTTGTTGGATTGAATAATGGTATTTTGAGCCATTCAGATATTGCAGCTACATATGGTCGTGATGCTGAGGATACATTTGCTCAAATTGAGCGCGATAAGGAATTAGCTGAACAATTTGGCTTATCGATGGCTTATCAACCCTTTGGCATGAAGCAGCCAGTACCAGCGGAGGTTGATGATGCCGTACAAACCGACTAATGGCATGGTTGAAGAGGCGGGTCGTGGGCTTGCGTGGCGACGTGAATTTGGTCGTGGTGGCACAGAAGTTGGCATAGCTAGAGCTCGTGACATTTCTAATGGCAGAAACTTGTCAGAAGATACTGTAAAGCGTATGTTTAGTTTTTTTAGCCGCCATGAAGTCGATAAAAAGGCAGAGGGATTTCGTGTTGGTGAAAAAGGTTATCCATCTAACGGAAGAATATCATGGGCGCTTTGGGGCGGAGATGCTGGCTTCTCATGGAGTCGTAAAATAGCAGAGAGATTGCAGGAAGAGGATCGTACTATGCAAGATATTAAAAAATCTGATACAGTGCCTCAAAACGCAGAGGAAGAAATCATGAATAATGAGGCTCGAGCTGAACCAGATGAGCTAAGTGTAGGCGATTTTGTCAGTTGGAATAGTTCAGGCGGCGAAGCTTATGGTAAGATTGAGAGAATTGAGCGCGATGGTTCAATTGATGTCCCTGACACTGATTTCACTATTAATGGTGACTCTGAAGATCCAGCTGCATTAATCGAAGTATATCGCGAAGGTGAAGAGGGTTATGAAGGCTCAGGTATTATGGCTGGCCACAGGTTCTCAACGCTTACTAAAACTGACGAGCGCGGATATAAGAAAAAAGATGAGCGCTTGAGCCGTGAAAACATGGAAACTCGCGGCATTGCCTTTGATGGTAAAGTTGTTGATGAAGACACGCGCACTGTTCGTATTGCTGTATCCAGCGAGGAGCCAGTAGAGCGCAGCTTTGGCAATGAAATATTGGATCACGATGAGCGCAGTATTGATCTTAGCTTTGCTAAGTCAGGTCGTATGCCGCTTCTATTAGATCACGATCCACGCCAGCAGATTGGTGTGGTGGAGAACGTAAACCTTGATGGCTCGGCCCGTAGATTGCGGGCGACTGTGCGTTTCGGAAGAAATGGACTTGCCAAAGAGGTTTTCGACGATGTTGTGGATGGTATCAGAAGCAACATCAGCGTTGGCTATCATGTCAACGATATGGAGCGTCAAGATGCGGATAGCTACCGCGTGAAGTCTTGGCTTCCAATGGAAGTATCAGTTGTTAGCATACCCGCAGACCGGACAGTCGGGGTAGGTCGTGCAGCAGAGAAGCCACCCGCTAAACCTATCACTGAAACTCTTATTAGAGAGGAAACTATCATGTCGGAAGATAACAAGATCGACATCGATGCGGTAAAGGCCGAAGCTACTCGTGCTGCCGCAAAAGATACTGCTGAAATGTATCGCTTAGCTGCAAAGCACAACAAGCGTGATTTGGCAGACAAAGCCGTATCAGAAGGCCGCTCACTCGCAGAATTTCGCGGTGAATTGCTGGACGTAATCGGTAATGCACCATTGGATACGCCAAATGAAATCGGACTTGCCCCGAAAGAGGCCCGTCAGTTCTCATTGCTTCGCGCTATCCGCGCCCATGCAAACCCAACTGATCGCTCTGCACAAAAAGCTGCTGCTTTTGAATTAGAAGCTGCTGCTGCTGCGTCAGACGCGATGGGTGTTGAAGCACAAGGCATTATGATCCCAGCAGATGTATTGCGTAGCTGGAAAGTGCGCGACATGAACACATCTGATGATGCTGGCATTATTGCTGACGATTTCCGTGGCGGCGATTTCATCGACGTATTGCGGAATGCTTCATCAGTCATGCAAGCTGGTGCAACAATGCTGACAGGCTTGTCAGGCAACGTGAAGATCCCGAAGAAAACAGCCGCATCATCTGCTGGTTGGATTTCATCTGAGGGTGGCGCATCTGGCGAAAGCGAGCCAACTGTTGGTCAGGTCACTATGTCACCTAAAGTATTGGGTGCGCATACAGACATTACACGCCTTATGATGCAGCAATCATCTTTGGATGTTGAAGCATTGGTGCGTAATGATCTGACATCTTCTATCGCTCTGGCGATTGATCTGGGTGCATTGGCTGGTTCAGGATCATCTGGTCAGCCAACTGGTGTTCAGAACACATCTGGCATCAACACGCCAACCAACTTTGCTGGGGTTAATCCAACATTCGCTGAAGTTGTAGCGATGGAAACTGCTGTAGCAGAAGATAACGCTCTGCAAGGCAACTTGGCTTACATCCTGCCAGCCAGCATGTACGGTGCATTGAAAACAACTGCAAAAGACGCTGGTTCAGGCCAGTTTGTAGTTGCTCCAGATGGATCAATGAACGGCTACAATGCAATCGTATCAAACCAAGTCACTGCTGGTGATTTGTATTTCGGCAACTTTGCTGACTTGCTGATCGGCATGTATGGCGGTTTAGACATTGTTGTAGATCCATATACTGCGTCTAGCTCAGGCACAGTACGGATTGTTGCACTGCAAACTGTAGACGTAGCTGTACGTCACGCAGTAAGCTTTGCATTTAACAATGACGGTGCATAAGAGTGCTAACTTGGGAGGGCCACTTGGCCCTCCTTTCCAATAAGGGGCAAAAGATGAAGTATATTATCCTGAAATCCTGTGTTGCTGCTGGTCAAGCCAGAAAAGCGGGCGATATAGTTGAGTTGGGCGCAGATGAAGCGACTGCGCTAAAGGGATATGGGCGCATTGATAATGCTCCTGCGCCTAAGCCGGTGAAAGCTCCAACTGATCGGGCTGCAAAGCCTAAGGCAACGAGAGCTAAGAAGTGAAGATTACGTTATTAAAAGATGCATCCTGGGGATCGAAACGTGGTAAGGCCAATGCTAGCCACACTGTTGATGATAAGGTCGCTAAGAAGTTAATAGAACGCGGATATGCAAAGCCCTATGTAGAAGAGAAGGCTGACGATAATGGCTCTGCCACTTGCTGATGATCTAACAAATATACTTAATGTTGATGAATTTGCTACCGCAGTGACCTATAACGGTGGCAGCATCAATGGTGTATTTGATAATGAAACAGTGCCAGTGGAAACTGGTGGCTATGTATCAGTGCATGAAGAGCAGCCTAGACTGACATGTAGAACCACTGATTTACCGAGCATAGCTTATAATCAATCTATGATTATCAACGCAGTTACCTATTATGTGCGTGCCTGGATCCACGATGGAACTGGCGTGACTGTTATTCAGTTGGAGAAATCATAGTGGCTCACGTTAGGCAACAGATAAGAGAGCGTATTGTGTCTGTGCTTAATTCAGGAGTGACACTTGTAAGCAATAGAGTTTATGGAACTAGGGTTTATTCACTAACTGAAGCAGACTTACCTGCTGTCATTGTATATGCTGGTTCAGAAACATCTGCACTTCAAACAATGGGGTTGAAAACTTCTGCTCGTGTAGTATCCATTGAAGTTGATGCATATGTAAGAGGCACAAGTAATTTTGATAATGATGTGGACGCAATAGCTGTTCAGATCGAGGAGGCAATAGCCAATGACTTTAACGTCAATGGTCTTGCGAAGTCAGCCGTGTTAGCGAATACTGAGATTAATTTCTCAGGAGAAGCTGAGCAACCTATTGGTTCTGCGAAGCTTACATTTGATGTGCGATATGATACGGCTATTAATGATGTAGAAACGGCCAGATAAGGAGACTTTACTATGGCAACTCACGCGGGTAGCGAAGGAACTGTGAAGGTCGGTTCTGACGCAATTGCAGAAATTCGTTCTTTCAGCTTAGAAGAAACAGCGGATACTCTTGAAGACACTACGATGGGCGACACTGCTCGCACGTATAAATCCTCTTTGACAACATTTACTGGATCAGTTGATGTTTTCTGGGATGAAACAGATACTGCTGGTCAGGGAGCTCTAACTATTGGTGCATCTGTAACGCTAAATGTTTATCCTGAAGGAGATACAGCAGGTGACACATATTACACTGGCTCTGCCATCGTAACAGGTGTTACACGCTCATCATCATTTGATGGACTTGTTGAGGCATCTATTACTGTCCAGGGATCAGGTGCATTAACAGCATCAACGGTGTAAAATATGTCATTAGCTAAACGCATTGCGGCCAAACGCGCAGAACAAGAGCGAGGCTTTTTAGATGTGGAAGAATGGGGCGAGGGGGATCAACCTCTTCGTCTTTATTTCACGACAGTCTCAGCGCGTGATATGGAGCAAGTTCAGAGAAAGCACAAAGACTTCATCAATAATCCAACAATGTCTGCTATGATCGATTTGATTATTCGCAAATGTGAAAGTGATGCTGGTGAAAAGGCTTTTACGTTAGAGGACAAGCCCATCTTAATGGGTGAGCCTATAAACCTCATTGCCAAGGTCTTCGGCGCAGTCCTGGAAAGCGTGACTATAGAGCAACACGAAAAAAACTAAGAGGCGATCCGTTTAGATATAATCTGATTGCATTGGCTGAACTGCTTGGCAAGACCATTAGCGAAATAGAGCAAATCAGTCTTTCAGAATATAATGAATGGATCGCTTTCTTCAGGATAAAAGCGGAGCAAAAAGATAATGGCAGTTGAAAAGCTAACTTTTGAAATGAATGCCGTTGGCAATGCTGTTCCGGCGATGAAGAAGGTACAAGCGCAATTGGGATCGCTTGACCAGACTATGACGCGCACAACCCGTCATATGGCTAATCAAAACAGAGCTATGAAATCTAGCGCTGGTGGTATGCAGCGTATGACTAGAAATATGGGTAGTCTTGGTTTGCAAGTGCAAGACGTTGCAGTTCAGGCAAGCATGGGCACTGATGCGCTTCGCATCTTCTCTATGCAGGGTGGTCAAATACTTAGCATATTTGGGCCTCTGGGTATGATTGCAGGTGCATTGGCCGGCGTTGGCGCTGCGGTCTTGATGGCAAGTGGTGGGCTGGACAGGTTTCGTGGTGTTTTTTCTGATATAGCACCAGCATTGGATAACTTTACAAATACACTTGGCGTTTTATTAATGCAGTTTCAGCCTTTAGTGAGCTTTGTTGGTGGTGTTCTTAGTGGTGCATTCAATATGCTTGGAGGCGTTATTGATTTTGTTTCTGACAATCTTGCTGCACTAACCACAGCGGCGGGGATATTCGTTGCAATACAATTAGGAAATATAGCCTTTAAAGCTGCTAGAAGCTTCGTGAGCCTTGCAAAGGCTGTCTCAGCTACGCAAATCTTGATGAGTGCATTAAATGCTGTCACAAGACGAAATCCTATTATGCTAATTGCGATTGCTGCTGGAGTTGCAGCAGATCAACTTGGTTTAATCACTAAGGCAATGGATGAGTTAAAGGAGAAATTCCCTGAATTCTTTGATGCTGTAAGTGATGCGGGGAGTGCTACAGCGGCTTTGATTACAGCAAGTTATGAAGCATTAAATGCTGCATTGAGAACCCCAGCCACGCTTGACATAGGTGGGAATGCTGAGGATGAATTATCAAAAATAACATCAGCAACGCAAAATGCAATGAGCGCCTTAGATCAGATGAAGTCCAGAGTGAAAAGCCTTACAGATACTATAGAAAACAGCATGGAAAGTGCTTTTATGTCTATTGTTGATGGTACAATGACAGCAAAAGACGCTTTTCGCGCTATGGCGCGTGATATTATTAAAGAGCTTTATAGGATATTTGTGGTTAAACAAATAACTGGATTTATCACAAGCGCAATCACAAGCGCATTCAATCCTGCTTCCGCTGCTGGAACAGGAGGTGGGGTATCGCCACCAGTCGCGCCCAGAGCAATGGGTGGCCCTGTGTCTGGCGGCAGACCATACATGGTTGGCGAGCGTGGTCCAGAGCTCATCGTTCCAAGCCGCAACGCTCAAGTCGTGCCAAACAATCAGCTTGGCGGTGGCGGCGTAGTAGTCAACCAAACAATCAACGTCTCCACGGGCGTACAACAAACTGTACGTGCTGAGATCAAGCAGTTAATGCCACAGATAGCAGACAGCGCTAAGGCTGCTGTAGTAGACGCCAAGCGGCGTGGTGGATCATATGGAAGGGCATTCGCATAATGGCTATCAGTTATCCTTTAGCGCTGCCTACGCATACGGGCATAGCTCAGATTGAACTAAGGGCGACTAACGCAGTTGCTTATAGCAGATCGCCCTTTACCTTCGCGGGTCAGGCTCACGCTTATGCTGGTAAGGCTTGGCAAGCTGATGTCACGTTGCCATCGATGAAGCGCGAAGATGCGGAAAGATGGGTGGCTTGGCTTATTTCGCTGAAGGGTCAGCTTGGCACGTTTTACCTTGGTGATCCTGTGGCGGCTACGCCACTGGGTTCAGCGCGTGATACGGATACTGTATTCACAAGCGCTGCCGTATCATCTGGCGGTACTATTACTGTAGAGAGCGCGCCTACCAGCCAGACAGACTATCTCAAAGCTGGTGATTACGTTCAGGTGGGCACTGGAAGCGCTAGGCAGTTATTCAAGGTTCTTACAGATGTTGATACAAATAGCTTGGGCGAAGCGAGCATAGATGTATGGCCTGATGTAAGAACCAGCATTGCGGATAATACCTTGATAACCGTTCAAAATACTCAGGGTTTGTTCAGGTTGTCTAGCAATGAACAGGCGTTTAGCATAAATGAAGCAAGCATATATGGCATCACATTCGGAGCAATGGAGGCAGTATGAGCCGCACAGTTCCATCAGCGCTACTTACAGCCCTTAGCCAGCCAGAGGTTCAACCTTATTACGCCGTTGACCTTGATTTTGACAGCGGCCCTTTAAGGCTATGGACGGGATATGGCGATAGAACCATATTTACGAATAGCTACACAGGCACAGGGAACTTGCTTGCGATCAGCGGCTTGGAGGAAGTTAGCGATTTATCGGCCAAAGGGATGACGCTATCGCTTTCTGGCGTCCCATCTTCTTTAGTTACATTGGCGCTAGATGAGCCTTACCAGCGTCGAGAGTGTAAAGTTTACTTTGGCACAACTGATACGTCTGATCCTGTGGAGGTCTTCAGCGGCCTTATGAACACCATGACCATTGAGGATAGTGGTGAAAGCAGCATTATTAGCCTTGGCGTAGAAAATAAACTAGTTAGGTTGGAAAAAGCCAGCAATCGTCGCTACACAGAAGAAAACCATGTTGCGCGACATCCAGACGATACCTTCTTTTCTTATGTTACTAGCTTGCAGAACAAGGATGTATTATGGGGCCGCGAGAAAGCCTAAACGATTACTTGAAGTCTGTATCAGACAAGCCCTTTGTATGGGGGCAGCATGATTGCCTAACATTCACCAATGGCGCTTATAAAGCTATGTATGGCTGTGGCTGGGCTGATGACTGGCTTGGTCGTTATATGAAGGGTTCCGTTACCCTGCGCAGAAGCGAGCTAAAGAAAGAATTTGGGTTCTCAAGTTTTACCTCTGCCGTAGATAGGAAGCTACACCGTGTAGACCACATACCGCCTCTTGGCGCGTTAGTTACAACTAAGGAAGCTCAAAGGTGGATTATAGGTGTGGCTATGGGTATTTGCACAGGCACTAAGGCTGTTTTCTTATCTAAGGAAGGTGTGCTATATTTGCCCCTAGATTACATTCACCAAGCATGGGTTAAACAGATATGAGCAAATACAAGCTAGGTGATTATACGGTAAAAAACTGGAATAGCTGGGATAGAGTTCCCCGCGCAACGGTTGTTGGTTCATATATCCTCACCTCAGTGGGGGCTACAGCGCTTGCGGCATCAACAACGGCTAGTTTCATTGTAGGCTACCTCGCTACTACTTTAATTACCAACTGGGCGATGTCGGCCCTTACCCCTAAGCCAGATAGTGGGGCTTCATCATCTGGGCAAATACTATCTAATGCTGTCAATGGGATTGCACCACAAGATTTCGTCTACGGTAAAGTGCGTAAAGGCGGCACGATTACCTTCTACGAAAGCAGTGGCGATAAGAATAAATATTTACATCAGATTATCGTTTTAGCTGGGCACGAAGTTAATAGTATTGGTGACATCTATATAAATGACCAGATAGCTACACTTAGTGGTGACTTTGTTACTACTGCTGGGTCTGGTGATGATGAAGTCGATTGGGCTAGCAAGATCCGCATTAAGAAATATGACGGGTCACAGACTACAGCAGATAGTGATTTAGTATCTGAAACAAGCGTAGACAGTAACTTCAAGGGTCTTGGCATATCTTATCTCTACGTCAGATATGAGTATAATCAGGATGTGTTTCCTAGCGGTGTGCCAACGATTACTGCTGTTGTAGAGGGTAAGAAGGTTTATGACCCACGAACAACAAGCACAGCATACAGCAACAACGCCGCATTATGTATTCGTGACTTTCTGACATCATCCTATGGCTTAGACGATAGCTCTATTGATGATGTCTCCTTTGCCGCTGCTGCGAATGAATGTGATGAAACTATTAACCTTGCTGGCGGCGGCACAGAAAACAGATACGAGCTTAATGGTATAGTCCAAGCAAGCCGTTCTGTTGGCGATGTCTTAGGCGATATGGTTACATCTTGCGCTGGCTCTCTGTTTTGGGGCGCTGGTTATTGGAAGCTCAAAGCTGGAGCATATTCTGCACCTGTTAAAACGCTTACGCTTGATGACTTACGCAGCCCAATAAACTTAGACACTCGCATTACTATGCGGGATAACTTCAACAGGGTTAGCGGTACGTTTAACGATGCTGCGCAAAACTGGATCACTGCTGATTATCCGCAACTGACTAGCACAACCAATGCTGGCAGCTTCGTTACTGGCGATGCTTACACAATCACAGAGGTTGGCAACACTAACTTTACTGCTTTAGGTGCTGCTTCTAATACTGTGGGCGTAACCTTTACAGCTACGGGTGCTGGCAGTGGAACAGGTAAAGCAAGTGCATTCTTAGGTCAGGATAATGGCGAAGAAGCTCTACTAGATTTACAGCTACCGTTTACTACTAGCGCATCTGCGGCGCAGCGTCTTGCTAAGCTTACTTTGTTTAGGGGTCGTGAGCAGATGGCCTTCAGCGCTGACTTTGGCCTAGAGGCTTTCAGTGTAGAAGTCGGTGACATCATAGGCTTTACCAATGAGCGTTATGGCTTCTCTGCTAAAGAGTTTGAGGTTATTGGCTGGAAGTTTGCTTCTAATCAAGATGCTGGTGACTTACGCATTACACTGACGCTCAGAGAGACATCAGCCGCCGCCTTTGATTGGAATGCAGAAGAAACTGCTATCACAAGCAATGACACTACGCTTCCTAGTGTATCTGCTGGGACCAACATCCTTGGCCTTAGCTTGGCTGATGGTGGCTCTGAGGTTCAAGGTGATGGCACAGTTGAGAATAGCTTAGTCGCAAGCTGGACTGCATCTACTAACTCTTTTGTCAGTTACTATGAAGTTGAGTGGGGCCAAACTAGCAGTGCTAATAGACAGTCGCTGACAACATCAGACAACACTGTAGTTTTAGCTCCCGTCATTGATGGTGTAGAATACACTGTAAGAGTTAGAAGCGTATCAGTTACGGGCTTTAGAGGGGCGTATGCGTCAGCTACAGCTACGTCTGGTGGTGACACTACTGCTCCAGCTTTACCTACATCACTGACAGCCTCTGGGCTTATGGGTGGCATTGATATTGAGTGGGTTAATCCAGCGGATGCTGACTTTAGCCATGTGGAGATTTACGAAAGCTCAGATAATACATTTGGCAATGCGTCTTATGTTGGTCGATCATCTGGCTCTAACTTTATCAGGGGTAATCTAGACCCTAACGTCACTAGGTACTATTGGGTTAGGGCTGTAGACTTCTCAGGCAACCCAACAACTGTTGCTGAAGCTCAATTTGCTGGCCCTCAGAATGCTACAACCAAGCGGATTACATCTGCTGACATTGGCCCCGCTGTAATTCCCTATGAGGCACTTGATACATCCCTTCAGACTACAATCACCAATAAGGCTAACACATCTGACTTAGCAGATTATGTTTTACAGACCACCTATGATCTGAGTGTTGATGCTGTAAACGAGCTAGAGACAAGCGCAGATAACTTAGCTGAAAAGGCGCTAGAGCTTGCTGTCAATGTAAGTGGAGCTCAAAGTACGATCACTGATGCTGGTATTGTTGTTAATCCTACGACTGGTGAAGTTACCATCCAAGCGGTTACATCCCTTGGCGATACAGTAAACCAAGTTCAGATTGACTTAGATGCCGCTGAAACTGCAATCAACCTTAGAGCCACACAGACATATGTGAATGACCAGATTGCTGCTGCTGTTTTGGATAGTGCAGACCTTGCATCACTGAGCGCACTGATTGCTCGTGTTGATGATGTAGAGCTTACGATTGATGGCGGTGGGCCAGTCTTAGACGCTAATCAGATGGCAACTGGTGAGACTTACACAATCTATGCTGTAGGCACTACTGACTTCACTAGCTTTGGCGCTGATAGCAACACCGTAGGCCATACTTTTTACGCTACGGGTGCTGGCACAGGCACAGGTAAGGTACAAGAAGCCGGTGATACAGCTAGAATTAGCTTGGTTGCTTCTGGTACTGTCTTTGATGTTGTAGATGGTAAAGTTAAAATCTCTGACGTTACCTCTGACATTACAGTTTTGCAGGGTCAGATTACTACTAAGGCATCCTCCTCTGATCTTAACGCTGTAAGCGGTCGAGTAACAACAGCAGAGCAAGAGATTGCAGCTATTGATGTAGCTTCGATCACACAGAACTTAGTAGACTTGCAGGGTGTTGTAGATAGTCAAGATGACCTAAGCACCCTAAGTTTGAGAGATGTATTAGGTCGCTATAGAGACAGAGAATATTTGAATGCTGACATTGCTGTTGTCAGAACTGGATTGCAAGCTGATGTAAACGATCAGAGGGTTGCGCTAGCTACGGCTAGAACTGAGCTAGGTGCTTTGATCGATGATAACTCTGCGCTTATAGTGTCAGAGCAGACAGCTAGAGCAGATGCAGACAGTGCATTAGCAACAAGCATAACTACCTTAACAGCTTCAGTTGATAGTAACCTTGCAGCTATTGTAGCAGAGCAGACAGCTAGGGCCGATGCTGATAGTGCTATCGCTTTAGATGTCACATCTTTGAGCGCTACTGTAGGTGGCATTCAAACAACTATAGATGGCATTGAGACTGAAGTTGACGCTAATGCTTCTGCTGTAAGCGGCCTTGGGACTAGAGTTACAACGACTGAAGGTAACATTACCTCAATAGCTGAAGATATAACAAACCTTCAGTCTAGCATTACAACAACAGATGGGAATGTAACCTCTAACGCTTCAGCTATATCTGGGCTGCAAACATCTGTAAGCAATCTTGATGGTGACATTACAGCAGTTGCGTCTGATGTAACTACACTGACTACTACGGTAGGCACCAACACAGCTTCTATCTCCACTGTGTCATCTTCAGTGAATGGCCTTGAAGCTAAATATGGCGTTGAGATTGATAACAATGGCAACATAAGTGGCTTCCAGTTATTATCGGGGGCTGGTTCACCTTCAGCTTTCAACGTAAGGGCTGACCAGTTCAACCTCTTTAACTCTGCTGGATCTGCTGCTGGCACACCTTTTAGTGTATTCACCTCTCCTAGAGTTATTGGCGGCGTTACATATCCTGCTGGCACATACATGGATAGCGTCTATGTGCTGAACGCTGTAGAGGCTGACACAGTATCAAGCAATTATGTTTACACAGGCACTCTGACTGCTGCTCAAGTTAATGCTGTTAATATTAGCGCTGATGAGCTTTCGACTGGCACTCTGACATCTGCAACTGCTGATCCTACTGGCTCTAAGAGTGGCTTTAAGATTGATACGCAGGGTAGGTTTGTAGCTGGTGATGCTGGTGCGTTTATTAAGTTTAATGGCTCAGGTGTTACATTCAAAGGTGCTGTAGCGATTGGATCTGTCGGCCTTTTGCCAGTCGTATTTGAGGATAACTACGAAGTCTTCCCAACGGGCAGTGGTGGAACAACGCTTAATGTAAATGCTACAAATGAAGTAGAGTTCTATGAGGGCAACGGGGTTATCAGCACTGACTTCACCGTTTTGGCTGGGGATCACTTGATTTGGACTGTAACCGTAGGTTCACCAGTCGATCAATCTTGGACAGCTAGGGTCAAGTTTAATGGCACAACTATAGATACGGAAAGCTATACTGGAGATGGTGGGGTCTACTCGCCCTATAAAGTTGCAACGGTGTCTGGCACAGCCAGCATTGGGTCTAATTACACTAATCCGACGATTAACGTATCTGGTGCATCTGCATTCGGAGCGGGCCGCTTTTTACAATTTAGAGTAAGAGTATTCAGGGGCTAAGAGCAGTTAGCATCACTTGAAGAAACGTGATATAAATAAAGTCAAGGAGA